CAGGATAAATTTCGACTAATTCTTTTCTTTTTCTACTCTCCCTAACTCTTTTTATCGAACATCTCTTGCACTCGTATGCATATGCTGATGGAACACTCCCTCGATCTTTTCTGGTTTTATAAAAATCATTGATTAATTCTTTAGTTTCACCACAAATTCTACAAGTTCTTTGTTTGAACAATAAATGTTCTAATCCAAATTGATCTTCAATGTTCATCGATAATTCCACATATAATCCATATCCACACCGCCTCCTTTATCACCATATTCATCAGTGTACCAACGATCACCATCAGCATCCACGAAACTCTGATCCTCTGTTCCATCCACAATAAAACCGAAGGGTGACATGTCCTGTTCAATTTGATCTCTCTGATCCTCATATATTCTTTTACGAACATCTTGATCTGTAAGTTCCTTAAAATAATCCTGTGCAACTAACCAAGCATATATCACAAGACACATCGCAAGGTCATCATTACATCCCTCCTCAGCTTCAAATGAATTACTTTTTTGTATAAAAGTTGTGAGTTCAGATATGATATCATAGTCATTAAATATTAACTTCTCATCCTCAATCAAAGTTTTTAGATTAGAACATCCAACTTTTTTAACAGTCTTAGACATCTTCACACCTAACTGTGTTTTCTTACCTGAAAATCCTTGTCCTACAATTTGACCAGCACGACCTCTCATAGAACATAATAAAAGATTATCATATTCTAAATCATATTGAATGATACTTGCAACCTGATCTCCAATATCATTTACCTCACATAATATAAATGCATTATTGTATGCCTTAGCAATATCCACAATAATACTTGGAAACAACATCGGTTTGATTTCATTGTTTCGATACTTTCCGATAATCTTATGTGGAAAGGTTGTGATATCTGTAATTACAAATGCAGAATAGTCGATACCGACACCACGAGCCACATCAACTGTCAATACATAATCATGATTTTTAATCGGTTCAAAGTAGATATCCAAACCAGCGTTTCTCTTGATTGGTTCATCATATACCAATGATTTTAATTTTGCAGAACTAATTAAAGTATCAACAGAACCTAGAAACTCACACTCAAACTCAACACGAAACTGTTGTTCTGATGTGTTTGCAATTGTCTGTTCTTTCCAAACAGAATCTCTGCCTGGCACTTCTGACCAATGAACTTCTGTTGGAATATATTCATTCTTTCCCCTCTCTGCATCATGCCACATTCGGTAGAAATGATTCATACCTCGTGGTGTTGATACAACTATAACTTTTGTTTTTTGCCCAGACGATATAGTAGGATAAACAGATGCAAAAAACTGATCAGCAATATGATTTGGGATGAAAGCAAACTCGTCCAAAAAGATGACGTTGTATGATCCACCTCGGACAGCAGAGGCGGAAGTTGAAGCAGCAAGTATTTTAGATCCATTTTCTAACTCCAGTGATCCTTTATTCCAGACAAGAACTCCCTGTTGCATCCATTTAGGTAAGTTCTCATATGCTAATTGTAATCTACCTAGTAAATCTCTGGCAGTAGAGGCTTTGTTCGCCAGTATAGCAATATTAACGTTATCATTAAAAACTGCATAATGTAAGAGATAAGATACAACTGTAGTGGATTTACCCGTTTGCCGAGGCATTTTACAGATGTTAAAACGGTTTTCATGGAAATTGCGAACTAATTTTTCTTGAAAAGGATAAAGGTTAAAATTAACTAGACCCTCATCCAACGAGACTATCTTTAGATAGTTTCTCGCAAAATAGACAGGATCATCTTTGCATTTGATGAACTCCTCAATTTGTTCTTGAGTAAATTCAACTCTAACATTTGCCTTTTTTAAATTCGGATTACCGAGATATACGGTATCAGCCATAATAAATTAAATTAAATTAACACTTCCAACGTCTGCGTGCTTGTCTTAATCGACTGTTTGGATCTTTCGCAGCCTTTGGAAATTTTTTCATTTGCCCTGCGCTTCTTGCACAGTAACTCTTTCTTCTCTTCGCATCCTTTGATCCTTTCTTAACTTTACCAGTGACAGCAGTCTTTAACTTCGAGCCAGGATTACGACGACGATATGCAGCAACACCTTTTGCAGTCATACCAGCACCACTCTTGGTTGGTCTCTTGTGTCCAGACTTAACACTCATTCCTTTCATATCATCTTCAGATACAAGTTCCTCAGTTCTGAACGCTTGTCTAGGATCTGTTTTTGATATTTTTTCTAACTTACGAGGTTTTTCTGGTTGTGATCCTGTTCCTATCTCTGGAACTCTTGGTAATTGATTTTCAGCTTCTTTTCTAAGTATTTTTTGTTTAGCCAATTCAATTCCTGATTCTCTCCTATCCATTTTATCTACTATCTTATCTCTCTTGTCTCTATACTTATCTGATTTACCTATTTTTTCACGAAAATTACTTTGGTCTTTATTTTCAATATCCTGATTTGTAATCGAATTAAGAGACTTTATATATTTTTTTTGAGTTTTTTTGTATTTCCTGTTTAGTTTAGGTATTGAATCACTGGCTTTATCAATATAATTAAGCATGGTTCTTGTTTCCAATTCATTAAGAACTCCCTCACCAACCATCACAGTTGGGTTTGCTGGATCAAACTCTTTTGGTAAGAATGATAAAACCTTAGAGTCAGGATAGACTTTCTGTATTTCTTTTTCTACAGTTTGACGAGTTGGTCTCGAAACAGATGGCACAAACATCTGAATCATGTAGGTCTTACCCCTCCATGTCAATACAACTTTATATGTGTGACCGTTCTTAACTAAACGAAGTTTGTCCTCTGAAACTGTTGAAAGTTTTTTTTTAGCCTCAACGGATTCTATACCGAGAATTTTTTTGCCTGCATCTACTATTCTTTGTCTCTTGGAAGTCACATTTTTCATCTTTTCATTTTGAGATTTAGTTACCTTAACTACTTCTGGATTTTGTTCTGTGCCTGACTGTGGTTGTGATCTTTTTACATCATCTAATTTTCTTTTAACTTCATTTCTTGCCGCTGATGTTTGATTCATCTTATTTTTGAAATCAGGAAGATCAACTGATTCTTTGGTTGTCTTTTTCTTTTTCACACAATTATTATATCTCTTACCAAACATCATCTTTGTTCCTTTCTTTTCATATCCCTTCCAACACTTCTGACCTTCTTTGATATCAATCATACCAGCTGCTTCCAATGCTGCAACTTGCATTGGTGAGAATCCCTCGTTCTTTGATTTATTACCCCAGTTTGCAGCACCAACCTTGCGACACTTCACTAAAGCACCAGACGCATATGCACTTGGCCACACAGAGTATCTTGACTTGACCTTATGATAACATGCGTCTTTTGTACCACTACCCTTGCCTTTCTTGTCTTTGGCTTCATTAAAATAATTTTCTGACATTTTTTTATTTGCAGCATACGCCTTATAAGTTGGACTTTTTTTCTCAACAGGCAATCCTGCTCTCCTTTTTGCTTTATTACCAGCACCCCTATCAGAATCAGGAAAATCTCCATCACCTTTTTTGCCAGGATATATGGAACCAGAAGCAGCTTTTTTGGATACTCCCTTTCCACCTAATCTTTCATTTAAATAATTCTCTTTCATTTTCTTCTTAGGATCTGTGGATACCATAGTTGGTTTTGCAGCACCACTCTTTTGTGGTTGATTTGGATCTGCCTTTCTCTTTCTTCTCGCAGCACTATCTCTTTCGTCTTTACTCATCGATCTTCTCTTAGAAGATGATACGCATTTGGGAGTTGATTTTTGGCCAGGCTGTCTTGCACATGGTTTCCCATCATACTTACCACCAACTTGAACCCATCCTCTCACTTTACGTCCTGACTTGGTGGTTCCGCTGGATTTACCAAACCAGTCACGAAGGCCTTCTTCGCTTACGTTATATTTATAATCATCCTCAAGTTTTTTTGGAAAACGATCTTTCGCATCAATCACCTTGCCAGGTTTGTCTAATTTTGGACTGTTTTTAGGGTCTTGAAAACCAATTCTAATTACGTCATTAACTTCAGGGCCTAAACCTTGTTCAGCACCCTTAACTAATTTATCTACTGCCCTTTTAATACCTTGTTGTCTTCTAGCAATTTTCTTTCTTTGCACATTTGCTTGAACTTTTGGTAATTTTTCGATTGCTGTTTGTCTCATTCTTTGATCCACAGCCGCTTTTTTAACATAACTACCTAAAGTTGCAGGCATTAATTCAGCAATATACTCTTCTTTTTTCATCGCCTGTTTGCGAATCGTTGCAAAATAAACTTTCTTACCCTCTTCTTTACCATACTGTCTCTGCATATTTTTCTTCATATCAGAGTCATCATATTTTTTCTTCAATATTGTATCCTTTCTCTTCTGAGCTGAAGTCATCTTAGCCTCTTCGATACCTTTTCTTTTATTCATTCGATAACGAATTGCCCAATCATCAGGAATTGTAAGATGTTTTGCCTTAAATTGATTATGGAGAAGAGTTGGTGATATGTTATTACGTTTTGAAATACCCTGCATCAATTGATCTACAGAATCATATGTAATAACTTTAATAGTCTTTAAGCCATCCTCTAACTCAACCACTGCATTTGTGATGAGTCCGACCTGTGGATGATTATATAATCCCTCTTTCATATTTTTAGGTTTCTTACCTTTCTTTTTCATATCTATTGCAATCGCAGCCTGTTGTGCAGGGTTTGCTGCCTCATTCATTTTCTTTGTTTTTTTCTTCATCGAGTTGATGTACTTTCGATAGACCGCTGCTTCAGAGGTCTTACCCATCTCTCTCGCCCTTTGTTCCATAGCAACCGCCGCTTGAATCTTATGAGCATGTGATCGAGAAGAATTCCTGATTTTTGAGACAGATGCCTTCGCCTTTGCAACATCCTTAAAACCAAGTCCATGAATAGTTCCTTTAGGATCTTCATCAGTATATAAGTCAGAGTGTTTTTTAG